TAATGTGATAGTTCTACCTGTATATATAATATCTATTATGTGTGTAGCGAGGCTTCCTGACATTTTCGCATTAACATAATTGGCTAATCTTCCTGCTACTATCCTACCGTTAACGTTTCTTAATAGGCATATTTCATTTTTGCTACTATCGACCCACTTCCCATTATCACTACCGATAAGTCTAACACTAAATTCTAAAGTTTCAGTGTTAAATATCCAGGATTCATTGTGGTTTAATGTTAGTACTCCTAATGGTAAAGCTATATTAAATTGAGGTTTTGTAGTGTATGTTAAATACATTCTTGGATCGTATTGTGTCGTACCTTTTTGTATATCCATTGTGAACCTTGATCCAACTATACTGTATCGTATTCCTTCATCATCTAGCAACCATACATCACTAATACCCAATTCATTTATTGCCAATTCAGGCCACTCCACACGATATACGGGTGTTGCCGGCTTAGCTTTAGTTCCTTCGACAACGTATATTTTATCTACAGGCATAGCAGCTGTTACAGCAAAACTGAATGCCATGTACGCCGTTTTACCGTCTTCAGGTATAGAGAACCTCTCTGCACTAATAGCGCCGCCGTCAGCTCTTCCTACAAACTTACGGCTAGCATCGAATAACATAACATTCGATGATGCATTTCTATAATATGCTTTACCTTGAACGCATGGTATTAAAGGCGTTATATAATTTAAGCCGCCAACACTAGTTCCTTCTACAATAGCTCCAGTACTTCCGTTATAATAGCAATTGGCTTTCATTTCTTTCGGATTCATTAAGTTATAAACTGTTTTTGTATTATTTATCTTGGATGGAAATACTTGACCGTCTACTATATTATCGCCCAATATGGAATTTTCACCAACAACAGCTACACTACCACCAGTCATTGCTTTTTTAACATCTTGACCCATGTTGGCCATACCCCAAATTTTCGAGTTGACTTCACTTTTATCCGCTTTGTTGCTTTCTAACACGTTAAAATTATTAGTGACTCTCTTATCTAAAGCTGCCACGTCAGCCATCTCATTTTGATTTATCTTATCAATAGCATCTTCAATCTTATTTAATTTACCTTCGCTTATTCTATCACCAGTCTCCCAGTCCGTTTTGTTGTAGTTGCCGTTAGCGTCAAATGTGTCACCTACGTCCTCTTTACTCGGATCGACAACCTTAGCGATAGAATACCCAACTATAGCATTATTGACTTCGTTATCGTGGTCTTCTGAAGCTACTGGCTCTCTCACCTCTATACCAAACTCAACAGGAGGTATAGATACACGAGATTCTCTATAATAGTCGAACAGACGTATTTGGAAAGAATATAAACCAACTTCTTCTAACTGGTCTATCATTTCTTTAGTTAATGTGAAAGTTACAGTACCGTCTTCACACTTAACCACTTCAGAGAATACATTTCCACCATAAGGAGCTAAGATTGCTAATTGTCCGAATGATGCTTTCTCCGAATCAACAAGGTTTACGCCACTTTTGAATCTAAACTTAGACTCCATTATTGTGAATCTTATCGATACTTCGAAGTCTCCTCTATATAAGATGACTGGTTCGTTAATTGAACTCTTGCCATTACGTATCGTAATTTTTCTATCCGTGAAAATCATTTAAATATCACATCCTTTTAAATATTTTATTGTTGATTTTCCACCTCTTCATTATTTTTCTCTAGTTCATTTTGAAGTTGCTTTAACTGCGCCTTCAGTAGAATGTTTTCATTAGTTAATCTATCTATTGTTTCTCTATAAGCTTCTAATACAAAATTCATATCTACTTGCATAACATACCTCCTATAAATATTTAGTGAAATCCGCTGAGTCCGCTTTTAATTTTAATTGTCTAGACTCTACATCGACATAGAATCTATTAGTGTATTCCATTACAGTTGGGTCTTTGGATACAACTATGAAATCCATTATTAATTCGTAGTCAGCAGCTCTTTCACCGAAACCACTCATATCTTGTACTCCTGTACAATAAGAATATATAGTTCCATCACTTTTGTAAAAATATATTGTCATACTAGCTTCATGTTCAGCCATGCTTGCCATTTAATCACTCTCCTTTTTATACGAATGCCCAATATGCCACAACTGGTTGCATTGCTTCTCTTTCTGCGGCTGTAGAACCATTACCAACCATTTGACCCCAGTTAGAATATCCAGTTCTATTCCATGCTCTGATTGATGCATAAACCTGGAACGTTCCAGCATTCTTATTAATGTTAAGTGCTTCGGCATAGAATGATAATAGTGGGAAATAACAGCCGGTTACATAACTATCGTTGGAAATATAAATACGTTTAATACTTGTAACTACTTTGAAGTTCTTACCTTTGAATTCAGCCGGCAAAGTTACCGTCCATGTTGCCTCGGATGGACATCTATATTCACCAGCATATAATAAGTAATGATAGCCTGAAGCAGTTCCACCCTTACTCCAAGTCATACCTTTAGCGTCTATTCTAGTATAACTACCATCAGTATGAGTCCATTTTGAATAGCCAGCGGCGTGGTATGCAGTAGTGTTACCAGTTGTACTTCCTATAGTGAAGTTGTTACCGTCAAAGGTATAGTTTGTTCCAGATAGTTTTCCGTTTATAGAAAGCCCCCAGCTTGTTGCGTTCTGTTTAACTACTGTTCCTATTCCGTCCGCAGAAACCGATGATTTTATTTCGTCCACTGACATTTCGATTTTAGCCAGCTTCTTATCAGTCTTATCTTCAAACGATAAGAACATTCCGTCTACAGTAATTTTAAAGTCTGCGAGCTTTGTATCTGTCTCGTTACGTATTTCTAAGAACATTCCTTCTGTATCAACTTTGAATTGGACCAAGTCGTTTTTAATCAGCAAAGTCTCAGCTTCCACAGCTAACAGATGCTCATGACTCGCTGAAACATCGGTAACGTTTCCATCTATTATGGCCGTATGATTGTTTATACTAACTGTTACGCGCTCACCATCTTTTATATGCACCGTGCTATCTGCAGGTGTTAATAAATCCGAACCATCTATTTGTACGTATTGCTTATCGTCATAAATAACAGTTGTCCCGAACAGTTTCGATTGCTGTTGTTGAGTATGTTTCTCTCTATCATTAGTTATTTTGACGAATTGTGAAACCAAGTTATTCGATAGGTCCATTATTTCACCCCATCCCATAAATTGCTAGTGAATACTGCTTTCTCTGTCACAGGACACCCAGGAACACAGTCTATAGATTGACTAATAATCTTAGCTTTTACATTTCTTATTCCTGCTGCCTCGTAGTTAAGTCTTACACAGTCGCCAACTCTAACCGGACAGTACCCGTGAGTATAGTTAATCGTGTATTCTATTGAAGACAGGCTCTTCAGCATTCTAACAGCATAATCTTTCATCTCCGCTTCCGAAGGTTTTCCGACCACGTCTGGATTACTTATCCTATGTGTTATTCTTCTACCTCTACTTACTGTTGAAACTGGACTATCAGGGTCATCATTAACCACTTTAATAGACATAGAAGATGTTCCGTTCGAATAAATTACTTCAACTTCGTTTGGTATACCGTATAAGTCATGCTGAATATCAAATGAAGGGTATAGAATTGAGCTATTACCAGTATCAAATGTCCATACTGGTTGCAGACATGAAATATCTTGTTCTGGTGCAAACATCACCCTTCCTAATTCATCTATATCCACTCTCATATCGGCATTAGCTATTAAGTCTCGAATGAATGTCATCCAAGTATCATCGATATTAGCTACGAAGTCGTGGTGTAATTTAGTATCTTTAGTAGTGTTTACAACCGGCGCTCTCATTTGTTCTCTCATTAATAAGTATGCTCTCTCCATAATGTTATCTTCTTTGAGCATAGAATATCCAATCGGTGGATTCTTTTCTTTAAGCTCTATTAATGGAGTATAGGCATCCATTGTAATGTTTTTCACTTTACCGTTAAAGCTATATGAAGGTGTCTGTACCATATAAGTTCCCAATGGGTGTTTCTCTCTAATTCCATTTTGAATTGTCACAAGGTAGATTCTTATATAGCATTCACCCAATGATTCAGTTATCGATATAGAGGCTGAGCCAAGTGTTTCAGCCTCCAAATCCCTTGAGATTCTACTACTGATAACTGTGTCTATTTTCTTTACATCTTTCCAAGTACCAGGGTCCACTATATAGTACTCGAAAGTTTGTTGCATTGTGGATGTCCAATCGGCCATTCTAGATGCCTCCTTCCACTCTTGTTAGCGTAAGTGTTACAGGTACCGTAGGTTGGTTGTGAGTTTGATTGAACGATACTTGAATGTTCGCCCAATAGCCACTTCCAGACGGTTCTCTAACATACACATCACCCATGTATATCGCTAACCTTCTCAATCCGTATAATGTGTTTTTGTCTTTCTTGTCTATCTCAACGTTCCAAGTCGAAGTTATACCAAGTTGTGTTCCATAATAACTAACCGGATGCGAACGTCCTATATACTCAACCATTTGCACATCCGCAGAATTGCTATCTGAAATATCAATGTTAAATGGTAACTTAAGCATTGACCCAGACCATGTTGGTTTGTCAGATTGTTCTTCTGCACCTTCGAATGAACTCCATGCTTCGTCCCATTGTATAATTACTGCTTTCTCTCCAACAGGGAAACCTGGAATATCAGTGAAGCTTACCGCTCCTGTCGCGTCACTTATAGCCACTATTCTATATCTAGCAAAGTCCAGTGCAGGATGTGGGTCTGTGACGAACGTGTTGTCTGTGTTCTTTAGTCCACTACCTATCTCAACATATCTTCCGTCATATTCTCTTCTGTAAACGGACAGAGTAACTCCTTCTACTAATGCTGGAATATCTGACTGTACCACACAGAAGAATTCTCTTTTACCAGCTCCTGTTACACCGCTATACACAATATCATCATAAGTTTCAGTGTAGCATTCGTTTATAGAAGTACCTGAAATATCATTTAAGACAGTGTTAGTACGGAAGAAACTACCAGTTGACTGATCGTAAGTTACTTTGTAAAATATAAATGGATAGAAATCACAGTAAGGTCTTATGTGAGTACATAGGGTTTCTGGGTCGTACGATATCTCAGCATTAGGAGGAGTTATAACATCTTCCCAAGCGACCTCGAAATCCACAGTGTCTTCGGCATTCAGACCTGTATCCATTGTAACCACGCAGTTGACCGTGTATTGTACGTTGTTCTCTAAGTCTAAACTAGCAGGTGTTAATTTAAGAACTAAATCTTCGCTTGTGTCATAGTACTTAGAGTATACTTCGTCACCTTTAGATACTATTTGCATGTTACCGATTTCATCCCAATACTCATAAGAATCATTAGCAACTATCGAGACGTGGTATCCGATTGCTTTTTGTGTATCTGGTCCCGCGTCACCCTTAATATAAATCGGGAATGAATTTACAGTATATAAGTTATCACCGTTTACATCTGTGACATTAACAGAAAGTGTAGGTGGAGCATATACATCGATTTTTCTACTCATAGACCAATCGCCCCATTCGGCTACGACACCTTTAGTTCTAACTCGCCACTCTATTGTTGTGCCGTCCGGATAGGATTTAGTGTTTAAGTTGTAGAATCGATTTTCATCATCTTTAGGTTTACCCATAGAGATAGTTGATTTCGTACCATTTACCGTAAGTTCTAATTCGGCGTCAGTCTCTTTGGAACCATCTTGAGAATTATGCACCCAATATAAAACCACTACGTCATTGATTAACGCGGTTGATGTTGATGACCAAGTTGTTGGTGCTCCCGGTTTAGTACCTATAACAGTAGATTTGGGAGACGTCCAAGTCGAAGTACCTTGCTCGTTTACTGCTCTAACACGGAAGAAATATGTTTCGCCGCTACCTAGACCGGTAACAATATAAGTCGTGCTAGTCACATTATTGATTGTTGTTGATGCATTCGATGCTCCAAGGTATTCTTTCTTTGTAGCATATTCGATATCATAAGTCTTAGCGGACTTAACCGAATTCCATTTAAGTTCTATCGAAGTCTCAGTTAATGCTTTACAGCTAGTTATACCAGAAGGCGCAGTAGGTTTGACTTTCGATTCTACGTTAGCAGAGTAATCCGACCACTCAGACCAGCTAGAACCCTTTTTAGCTCTACAACGAACCTTGTATTCTTGGTCTGCCTTTATTGTACAAGAATACGAAGCTGCGTTAGTTATTATCGAAGCGCTACCAGTCTTGAATACCGTAGAGTCATTTTGAACTACTTGGAACTGCATTTCCGTACCGTCGCTATAATTAGCCACTTTTGCTGTTAATTTGTATTCTTCTATTGTTACTGTTGGAGCTCCTGGTTTGTCTGGAACTTCAACAAAAGAATATTCTTTAGCAGATGACCAACTAGCAGTCCAGTAACTTACTTGCGTGGTTGTGTCTCCCGATTTTTGTTCGTACGTTGTGGAAATCGGTTTCACTTGGAATTTGACTTTCTTAGCGTTTTGTGGTGCGGTATACAATGATTGTTTTTCTTTTGTTTCTGAGTCGCTACCAACAAACCATACACCATTACCAGTGTCATACCACCATTTGGCTTGGTACTTATCAGTATTAGATTTACTCCAAGTCCAAGTAGCAAATATAGTTCTATCAGTATCCGATTGTATTCCGAACTGGTTTATTACTGCTACGTTAGAGTTAGTACTCGCATTCGAACTAGAACCACCTGAGCTAGTAGAAGCGGTAGATGCTTCTTCGTGTAGTTTAATTACTTGCCCTACATATATCTTGTTCGGGTCCGGTATATTATTTATCTTAGCCAAGAATTGGTATGTTACACCGTGTTTTTTAGCTATGGCGCTCAGTGTATCACCCTTCTTGACTGTGTAAGTTGCTACCGCCATTACCTATATCCTCCTTTCTATTCTAGCAGCTCTCACTAGAGTTTCTACTGCATTTACTATGTTACTTCCATCGTCATATGTTATTCCGTTTATGTTGTAGTTTGTATTACCTGCTACTGGCATACTATTCTTAAGGTCTTTTATAGCAGATACTACTTCGCTATTGCTAACTCCATTTTGAACTGTACCCATAGAGCTAGTCATGATGTTAGCTGCGTCAGTTGATAGTGCGATATTACCACTTCCCGGTATCATACTGTTAAGTCTTCTTGAGTTTGCTTGAACATTACTTAAGTCTAGGACAGGTGTTATTACAGGATTTGTATTCACGTCTAGTAGATCATTCATGTTGGAAAGTGGTTTAGCGAAGTTATCAACCATATCATTAGCTACGCCGTAAGCCGCTTTATCGACCTTAGCGGAATATTGTTCTAAACCGTTAACGAAACCTTCATCTACATATCTACCTATTTCCATGAATACTCTAGAAGGCGAATTTATGCCTAACGCTTTCTCTGCTGCAGCTTTGGCTTTTCTACCTATTTCCATAGCTTTTTCCCCAACCCAGCTTAAAGCGGATTCTATACCCTTAGTGAACCCTTTGACTAAGTTTTGACCTGCAGAATATAAAGCGTTACCACAGTCGCCTACACCTTTTACCGCTGCATCTACAAGTCTTCCTGCTGCTTCTGATACACCAGTAACAAGACTTACTATACCGTCTATAAGACCATTAGCTAAGTCTTCACCCCCACTAACGAATCCGTCTATACCGCCTTGTAATATAGCTAGACCCGCATCTACCATCGCTTGTATTACTTTCTCAATCGCTGCTTCTAGTCTATCTTTATTATTAGATATACCGTCGGCTACGCCTTCGATAAAGCTTAGTGCTAAGTTTATACCTGATTCTATAATGTCACCTAGTCTAGCTGCTACACCATCTATGAAGTTGATACAGACATCTATACCAGCATCAACCAATTGTCCGATATTGGCCGCAATACCTTCTAACACTCCTATTACCATTTGCATCCCATAAGTAACCAATTGAGGTATGCCCTCTGCTAATTTAGCAGCAAATGCTAACACAATATCCATACCAGTCTGAGCTATTAATGGTATGTTGGTTTGTATTGCTGTTAGTATCGAAGTTAATATTGTACTAAATGCCGAGATTATCTGAGGCGCACCTTGACCTATTGCTCCTGCGAAGTTAACCATTGCTTCTCCGGCCTTAAGACCCATTTGAGGTAGTAATTCTACTGTCTGTTTTAGGAATTCAATTATCAATGTTCCCGAAGCCGCTATAGCTGCTGCCACAGCTGCGAATCCAGTACCAAATGCAAGGAATCCAGCACCTGCCGCCGCAATACCAACACCAACTAACGCCACTGCTGCCGCGAAAGCTATTAATAATGGGGATATAACTCCTAATACTGCTCCAGCCACGCCTATAACAGTAAATGCTCCAGCTAGCATTAATAAAGCGGATCCTATTTCACCTAAACTCATAGAACCTAAAAGTAATAATTGAGGTGTTAGTAGAGCTAAAGCTCCAGCCATGACGATCATCGCGGCTGCGCCCAATAAACATCCACTCATTGCATACATAGCTACCGCTAATATAGTTAATGAACCAGCCAACACAACCATACTCTTACCTATTTCTTCCCATGATTGGTCGCCCATCATTCGTAAAGCTGTAGCTAGCCCCATAAGAGCTATACTCATAGCGCCTAGACCAACTGATAGTAATAGCATTTGAGGTCCAGATATAAGTGCCGACGCCACACCTAGAACGGTTAAAGCTCCTGCTAGAGATGTTAAACCTCTACCTATTTCTTCCCAACTAATACTGCCCATTTGTTTCATGGCTTGTGAAAGAACTAATATAGCTGCTCCCATAGCGGTTAAACCTACACCTAAACCTATCATGTTTAAGCCACCACCGCCGAATTTAGCAAATAGAGCTATTTCTGCTAATACGCCAGCTATTCCAGCCAAACCTCTTATAATATTATCAGTTTCCATTTCGCCGAATTGTTTCATGGCTTGCGATAATACCACTAAGGCTCCTGATAATATAAGTATAGCGGTCGCACTACTCAAACTTAGACTACCAAATTTAGCAGCTGCTAAGAATAACGCTAATTCAGTTAATACCCCCATCATAGCAAATAATCCCGCACCTAACGTTTCAGCGTCTATACCACCTAACGCTTTAAGCGCACTCGCCATTACGTGTAAGGCTGCTCCGAATATAATTAAACTAGCAGATGTCTTCGCAAGTCCTTTAGATGACGTACTGAATAGCTTAACTGCCAATACCATTGTGGCTAGTGCTGCGGCTAGACCGACTAGTCCTGTAACCATTTTGCCAATACTTATAGATGATAATGTTTTTAATGCTCCTGCCATAACAAGCATAGCTGTAGCCATTAATATCATAGAAGTACTAGTTTTCATTAATCCTTTAATATTACCTACTTTGTTTATAGCCATCATAGCTAATGTTAATTCACCAAATACTACAGCCATACCAGCTAATGCTGTAGCTAAACGAGCAGGGTCAATACTAGATAACACTAATAAAGATGCTGCTAATATACCTATAGCTGCTGCTAATTTAATTAATGTTCCAGCGTTTAAAGAGTTTTGGTATGCAGTTAAGGATTCTTTGACGCTATCCAACACTCCAGAAATTCCTTCACCTATACCTTTGAATGAGTCGAATACTCCTGTTAAATCGTCACCTATTCCTTTAAACTTATCGAATAAATCTTTTAGTACTTTAAATATACCAACACCAGCTAATGTTTTACCAATGTTTGTTATTGTCTCGAAATTAATAGAACCAATAGCTTGACCTATTCCGCTTGCCACTTTAGATATAACTTCTCCGACTTTGGAGAATACTTTTCCAACAGTATCGAATACGTTACCCACACTCATCTTAGATATAAACTCGGATACTTTGTCTCCAGCAGTACTAAGAGCAGTACCAACAGCTTCGAATGCTGTTTTTATACCGTTACCTATTTTCTCAAATATCTTACTTCTGTTAGCTGCGTCTCCTATCTTAGATACGAAATTTCCTATACTAGAAGTTATAGTCAAGAAACCAGAGCCTATAGGTTTGATTATTCCCAATAATGGAGTGAAACCTTTAACTACTCCAACTACCGCATCTTTTACAGTATCGAATACACTAAATACGCCTTTGAAAGTGTTCTTAAGTTTACTAGCTGTTTCGTCACTCATTTTGAAGTTTTCAGTGAAGTCTTTGAATTTAGCAGATAACTCTACAAGTTTTTCGCCAGACATTGAAGGAAATACTTCATTCCAAGCTTCTCCTATTGATTTAAATCCTTTACCCAAGCTTTGGAATATGTTAGTGAATCCTTTTATAACATCGTCTCTACCGCCAAGATCTTTCCAATCCTTTAAGATTTTATTACGAGCATCAGCCGAATCAGTTATTAGGGTACCTAAAGTTTCTGATATACCAGTCCACAATTTAGTAGACTCTTCTTTATCACCAAATATATTTTCGAATGATTGAGCCCATCCAGAACCAACTTGTTCCTTAAGTGTACCCATTAATTTTGTAAACGATGTTACCTCTGATGCCGCTTTAGTCAATGACGGATCGTTGGCCATGTTTCGCATAGCTTCTGTGTATATCTCAGCGGTTAACCAACCTGATTCTAATGAATCCCTGAAAGGTATGGCTTTATTAACATATACACCCATAGCCTCAGCTGCTTTATACATTTCTTCCTGCATCAACTCTCCGCCCATACCGGCTTGTTCCAGCGAACGCCAGTCTTGAAGCTTAACGACACCGGCCGATAACGCTTGAGTCATTTGGTAAGTTGCTCCAGCCATTCTAGTCGAATCGACACCGAATCCAGCAGCGGCATTAGACATACCTTTTACGAAGGTTACAGCATCTTCTAGACCCAACCCTGCTGCTGTAGCTTTACCTATGTTATCAGTCATCTGAGCGAAGTTATATATGGTTTGGTCTGAGTATTCATTTAATTCGTTCAAAGCAGCGTTGACATCATCTAATGTTGTACCTTGCTTTGCGGTGTTCGTTAATATTGTTTGTATAGAGTTCATCTTTAGTTCATATTCGTTAAACCCATCTGTTACTGGGTCTATCGCAAAGGATTTAACTAGATTCTTACCAGCATTTACTGCACTATTCGTAATATTAGCTAACGCAGTCATAGCTATCGTACCAAGAGCTGAGAATCTAGCAGTTACAGTTTCTACTCCTGTTGTTAATCCCGATACGCCAAATCCTGATAGCTTAGTTAAACTTTCATTTACACCATCAAGCCCTTTACTAGAGTCTTTCATTTTGAGTTTTTCATTAAGCTGTTGAAGACTGTTCATGGTCTTACTTACGCCACTCTCAAAATTCTGGTTATCGAACTGCATCTGGACGATTCTTTTATCGATGGAACTCATGCGTTAACCACCTCCGCCCATGCTTCATCAGCTATTTTATCGAACACAGGTCTAATAGCAGGATTAATATAATCTCTACCTTGTACGTAGCCACCAGTACCTGTACCGTGGCCGAATTGTAGTATTACGGCGATATTCACACCTTTGTTTTCATTTGTATTAGTCCAATATATAGCGGCATCTTCACCTGACACCTCTATCTCATAACCCCAGCAACTAGCGGTTTTTCCACTGTCAACCGGAGTCGCAGATGCTAGCGCCGATACTCCTTCCTGAGCGTATTTTTCAAGGATCTTCGCCACATCGAAATCTTCCATTTTCTTTAGAAATTTAAAAGTCCTGTCAAAGTTCCCTTTAACAGTGAATCTAATCATGTTTAGATCACCACCTTGAATATTTAATCCATAATACCTACCCCCTAGTTTGGAATTGTTTCTTCCTTGCCTCGTTAAGAGCTTTGTTTCTGTTTAATATCTCTTGTCTGCTCATTTTCTTAGGTGGATTATTCTTAATATTACATACTTTAACGAGAGTTAATAACCTGTTAAGATGCCAGTATTGACACTCGAATGGTATGTTAAATGCTATCATCCAATAATAAATTATTTCAGATGTTATTGTCTCTCTACCGCCAGCTTTACCTTCATTCGAAAATGTTGTAGCCGTCATTGGATTGTCTATATACTGATTTATCGATATCAGGTTTTCTTCTGTTAGTCTATCGAATACGTTTTTATCTACATTCTCTGTCATACACATACAATGAATATAATCTATAATTTCTTCCATGGTTTTGTTTTTACCGTCAAGGAAAGGTTTACACCATTTTGCTTCCCATTTTGAAATTGAGACCAGAGAATGTTCTAATTGTACAGTTTCAGCATCGTAATAGATGAATTCATTGTTTTCTTCATCGTAGTATTCTAATCCAGGTATAGTTATCTCTAACATCTCTGGTCACCTGGTTACTTATCTAAGTTAGCAGGCATTATACCATTTACGAATGCTGCTGCGGCATCAGTATTTAATGCTAACTCCATAAATATCTCGCTGTATGCTTCTGTTTGTGCAAATGCTTGTGAAATTTCTTCGCTTTTAACGAATCTTCTACCATCCTGAGACTTTTCTCCGTATGCTTTTAATACCATTTGCTTAAACAGATTCACGATTCTTACATTATCTTTAGAAGCAACTATTTCTTCTAACATTTTGGAAAAGCCACCTTCTACAGATAATTCCATTTCAGCGACTTCGGCTTTAGATAGGTTGAAATAAAAATCTTCAGTTCTTTCCATACCATTATAGTCTACATAAGTTACTGTTTTCTTTAACATGTTAAATATCTCTCCTTAATTTTAGTATTTTGTGTTAATAAAAAATAAGAGCCCCACGTTTTTATTGCGAGGCTCTGTTAAGTTACTTAAGCATTTCCATTATTTCATTAGGTAATAATAATTTAGCTTCGTTTGATTCATCTCCGAATAATGCATCTTCTAATAATTGCATTTTTCCTTCGTCAACTTTAGATGCGTCTATAACTAAAGATGCAGTTGGGCTAAATCCATCAACTGGAACTGGAACTGTAGAAAGTTCCCAGCTAAATGTTATTGCTTCTGGGTTATCGTTTATTGTAGAATATGATTTCTCAGAAGGTGCTACTGTACATCCATATATTAAGTGTAATTTGTAGCTAAAGTTTTGTCCTTGTATATCGTTACCAACAGAAGTTCTGTAGCATAATCCGAATGCTCTTCTTGCTTGTTGTCCTATTGTTACACCATTTGCTATTTGTGCACTACCATCACATTGTTCGAATTCTTCAGGGTAAGTGTAAGCTTCAACAGTTGCACCGAATTCTTCTGCAGATCTTAATGTTAAGTATTTAACGTCGTCTGCATATAAAGGAGTTTCTTCTGCTCCTGATGGACTTTCTGTAACAGCTGTTAAACCATTCCATACTACTCCGTTTTTATATGAACCATCATTGTCTTGTACGTATAATACGCCGTTTTTAACACCCGTTTCGAAGAAACGTTGTCCGACTTCGTCCCAAATTAATCTTGCCATTTTGTTTCCTCCTTATTTTAATAGTAAATTTTAAAAGCATAGTGGTTAAGATTATCGGCAATGTAGCATCTAGAAACACTACTCATTGGTATAGTTTTAACCACTTGCTCTAGAATTTCAAGATTGGGTTTTTTAAATATAAATATTACTTCATAACTATTTACGTAGTTATACACCGTATCATCAGCTCGTTTAGCGTTCCCAACGCCAATATTATAAATAACACATGGGTATGAAAGTTTCACTGATTCTGGAGGTTGAAAATATACATTGGAATTACCAACTAACTCGCATAATTTTTCATGTAGTTCTAGTCGTTTATTCATTGTACAAACCTCCTATGGATAGAATCAATCTAGGGTACTCCACAGTTACTTCTGATACTTTCCATTTCGCACCCATAAACACTACGTATTTCATCGCATGGAAATTATTATTGGCAAATGGGTCGGCTATGATACTGATTTGATTAGAGATTGAAATATCATCGTTAACTTTACCTGGCGCATTTATTCGCCTTGTGTTTCGTATAACATCTCCAAAGTATTCAACCTCAACTATTTGTTCTTCCCAGATTCCGGGTTCTGTCTCTTTAGTTACAGCATAGCCGATTACTCCACAAAACTTTGCCATTTTGAATTCTCCTATCTTATTGAGCTTTTTCTTCTATAACTATAGCAGAGAAAGGTTTAACTAATGCTCCAGAGCATCTTGTTTCAATTAAGTATTTTTGTGCGTTGTAGTCTATATCGAAATCTTCGAACATAGCAACTGCTCCGCCTTTATCTGCACCAACATTGTAGTCTTTTAAGTTAACTACTATTGCTAATACGTTTTTAGTTTTAGCTAAGTTCTTAGCGCCTTCCATAACTGGTACTGTAACTATATTCTTAACTCTTAAAGCTCTAGCTAAAGCTTGTTCTGATTCGTATATTATTCTTCCGTTTTTGTCTTCTAATAATAACATTTCAACTAACATGTCTTCAGCTAAGAACATAGTTGGTTCTCCAGATCCTTTGTAATCTTTTCTAGCTCTTAATACTGATTTTATGAATCCTTTAGCCTTTTCTTCTCCTTCAGCTACTTCTAATTCTTTGTGTATAGCGAATAATGGGTCTTCGTTAGCTATAGATCTTATGTGTTGTTGTTGGATTTTGTTATCATCGTCAGCTAATCTTCCATCCCCTATTAATATAGCTCTAGCTATCTCTTCTTCTAACATCATTCTCATTTCTTGTTTGATCCAAGCAACTACGTCGAAGCTAGTTATATCTATAACGTCATCTCTGTGTAATTTTTGCTTTTTGTATATAGTTTGAGGGTCAGTTGTTCTCTTTAATAGTGAGAATACTTCTTCTTTCTTTAAGTCACCTTTCATGTAACCTAATGCTCTAGCTTCGTCTTCTCTTATGTCTGCAAACATAGATTTTATTCTAGAGAATGGTGTATGATGTACTCCAGCCATTACTTGAGCAACCCATCCTGTGTCTCTCTTGATGAATTCTGGTACGTTGTTCATGTTTCTATATTCAGGGAATAACATAGATATACCTTCACCGTCAGCGTTAGGTTTTATACCATAGTTATCATATATAGCATCCCCGTGTTCGTCAGCATGTTGTAATACTGCTTCTTTTAAAGACCCTATTCTTTTAGCGTCTCTTAATATGTTTTCCATATCAGCATGTGATAATACGTTTTGGTTATTTTGGTTATCATTCTCAAATACATTATGTTTCATTTCTTCTTCTCCTCCATTATCAATATTTGAATGTTGTGCTGCATTTTCTTCTAAAGCTTGCCCTATAAGAGCATACATAACGTTCTTTTGTTCTTCAGTCATAGAGTCAACAACATCTTGGACTGTTTTTTCTTTATTGTTGTCTTCCACTTTCTTATCCTCCTCTTTCTTATCATTTTGAATTTCTTCATCGGCATGATAAAGCTCGATGTCTTCTCCAGTGTATATAACACCTTCTTCGTCTGAAGTTTCACCGTGTCTAAGAATAGAGTCTATGAAAGCTCCAGGATTTGCTCCTGCTAGAACTAAACTAACTTCTCTTATGACACCATGTTCCACATTTCCGCCTTTTTGTTTTAGTTGATTTGCATATATAGATAGAGCTGTAACGTCACCATGCTCAACTAGCATCTTAGCATTTTTACCAGCTTCTGTATCGTTGAATGTGCAGTATGCATAAACGCCGTTATCTCTATTTTCTAATAACGCATGACCTAAAACATTAAGTGGATCGTTGTGTTGATGATTCCAAACTAAAGGTACTGTCTGTCCATCGTTGTGTTTGAAAGCATCTTTCATGATAGTTCTTCCGTCTGAGCATTTTAAGTTATTCTTAGTTGCCCATCCGCTAAAATCATACTTCATCCTTATCGCTTACCTCCTTTTCTATAGTATTAGGTTTTTGTTCAACCTCTTCATTAGATTTGTTTAAGTTCTTATTACGTAATTCATCCGCTTCAGGATCGCTAGAAGGTTTAATACCCACGATTTGTCTTATCTCATTTGAAGATAAGATTTCGTTACGTGTGAATTTATCTGCTATGTCTGCCATTTCATTTACAGGCACAAGCTTGAATGGGTCTCTGAAGAATTTAATTGCTTGTCTTTGCGCTCTAGCAGTCTTCGTTAAGAACTTACGATTCATCTCATCCACTATAGCAGCTATTATAGGTTCTATAGTACGATTGTAGTAATTCAACATAGTTTTATCATCAGCGCTTCCATCTAATATAGCTTGAGTCAGTCCAAGCTGACTATATAACATACCAGTTAAATATTCGATTTGGTGCATTAAGTTGTTCTCAGCAGGTCTGTTTAACTGAGTTATTCTTTCTGTACCATCAGTATAAGCTATACCGTATTTTGAACCGGAAAGCTGCATCTCTATGTCTTTTCTTCTGTCTTCTGCTTGTTTACGTCTAGCTTCGCTCTTTATAACGTAAGGTAATTGTATTATTAAGTCTAGTTTTCCAGAACCTGACTGCTCATCCACTACGTCTAATAAATTCAACTTACGTATAAGACGTTGCATAGTAGAGTTGTGCTCATTAATGACCGCATATAAAGGATTTTCTATTATAGCCACTGTGGTTTTAGGAAGAGTCACCTCTTCATGGATACCTTTTTGGTCATTGTATAATCTAACTCTCACGTGTGCCGGATACCATTCTATGATTTTACCAACCCTCATGGTATTTATTTCATAAGAACCAGATACGTTGGGGTTGATGGTTGTATCTACCGGCACTATAGCAACACATCCTTCATCCAACATGGACATTACCACATCTTGTAAGAATGCTCTACCTGTTTGGTCAATGTTCGCTTCGACATTCAAGCAGTTTTGTAATCCGGAGTTTATCTCTTCAGTGTATCTACCATTCTCATCAAGTCTTACATGTTTGATCGCTATGGCTGCTACATCTAAAGCCAAACGGTTATATACAGATGTTACTATCGATCTTTCATTACCTCTTGTGAAACGAACACGGTCGGGTTTATTATAGCTAAAATATCCCATATCCTGATACGGACGTCTTCTATCGTTATCCAAGAAAGCATTCCAAGCATGTTGTAATCTATCTGTTATTCCCATTTTGAATCTTCACCTCCTTTATCCCCATAACTTTTCATCAGTGACTCCAAATTTCAACATCTTTTTAATTTCTTTATCACTAAGTTTTGTATTAGGATGTTCTTCCTTGTATTTCTCTACAGCTCGTTTATCGGAATAAGCCATACCACCAAATATAGCAGCGTAAGCACCACCCATCTTAACCGCAGAAGGAGCCAACATCATAGCCATTCCCTTATCTGCGTTTTTCTTGATTTCTTCTTTTGCCATTTCACGTTTAGCGTAGTCGTATCTACCATCGAATGTTATGATAGGCGCTTTGGCGTTGTATCCGCTGTATTTTTTATCGTTTATGTCATATATAGCATTCATACCTTGGTCTTTTAAAGCTTTGTAGAATTTACTAGCACGAGCTTGACCTTCTTCCGAGTTATCAGTAAGAGCGATATTGTATATATCATACGCTTTCTTCATATCCTTTTTATTTAAAACCTCACCTTTTGTGACTTTATCTGTAAGTTTGTTGAATCTAGGATTAAAAGCGCCAGCATCTTTTGCTAATTCGTCAACTGATTTCTTGAAACTCGAGTCATTTTTATATAAATTATTAAAAGTATCTTGAGCTCTTTTTGGTGACGCGATCTTAACGTCTTGTTGTGGCTTGACTGATACATCGTATATCTTCTCCCATGACTGGCCTTTTTGTTGTAGATCTTTAGCTAACACGCCTTTGTATTTTATCTGATCAGACTTCTTATACGACATGTACTGTCTTCCTCCACGTATTTCGGCATTTTCATGTAGACGCATAACACGGTGGAAGTCGGTATCTTTACTCAACGTTTTATCTGTAGTGTATCCTTTATGTTTATTGTAAGCATAACATGCTGCTACGGTAACAGCCGCTGCGGCTACCGCATATTGTTCGCCTCGGATACGTTTAGCTGCTGCTTGTTCGGCTTGTTGTTTAGTCATACCTTGAGCTTCATATTTTTCCTCAAGTTTCAGACGATGAGTAGATTTCTTTTCAGGTATTTTATACTCTTTCTTCTTTTCGCTTGGGCCATCATCGTCATAACGTTCTTTTCCGGCAGGAGTCAGGCTACCGTCTTCATTTTGAAATCTTCTACGACCCCACTTTTGCCCTTTGATTCCATGGTGGTACAACTCATCACTAGAGATTAAATCTGTAAGTCTGTACATTTTCTCACCTCCTTTTTTACTCGAAGGCATCTTTGTTTAGTTTGTACGCGACATAACCATCCATCATAGCTGCTACGGCGTCTATCTTCTGGTCGTATCTTTTCTTTAGTAGCTTACGGTTACCGTTCGTATCCTCTAAAGTTATACAGTTACCCATAGTAAACGTCATTAGTTCTTCGTCGAATATTAACATTCTTTCTTCTGCTAGTTTCTTAAGTTCTCCTAATGGAACAGACTCAGTCTTAGCTCCTTGTATTACTTTTTCAATCCCGAATGGACCGTTTTCTCTTTCCCAACGTTCAACAAATGCTCTAGCGTTGTAAGGGTCAAACCCAAAGCAACGAACATCGTATTCTCTTTCGATTATATGAGCGTCTAAGTCATCATAGACTTGTTCCATGTCAAGTACGGTTCCTTCCATTACAATCAAACTTCCTTCTCGCATGAACTCATCATACTTAAGACGCATAGCACCTGGAAGTTTACGCAATGTTTTATCAGTAATGTAGTTTCGAGTCTTGATTCCAAACGAACCATCTCTCAGTGGGAATAAGAACGTGAAAGCACAGAAGTCATCCCCTTGCGATAAGTCCGCTCCAAGCGCACAAGGCATCCCCCAGAAGTCTCTTCGTCTGTGAGGAAGAGTTTCTTCATAAGTAAAGAAGTAAGTGTAACCTTCCATTGGTATTCCGAAACGTTTAGCTAGAATATCATT